TTATTTGAAAGTACCCCACGCTTCGCCGAAACGCTTGCCGTCTTTAGTTGCTCCAGTGGCTACATAGTTACGTTTGCCACTGCCGCCGATATACGACACCCACACATAGCCGTTGACATCGATGATAACCGTGTCATAGTCAAATGACTCACCACTCTTATAGACCGCGACAATCTGACCGGATGTATTAGGTGCACGACGGACATTAATTGCATCAACTGTGACGGTCATGGTACCTGTCTCGCAGTATGTGCGGGCACCTGCCATATTTGGAGCTGTCTGCGCGACAGCGCCTGGCGGTGTGATGTAGTGTACGACCTGTTGACGATAGCTGGCAGCACTGTAGTAGTTGCGAGTCGGGTACCGCTTGCCGTACATATTTTGCTCCAAGATAGTCAGTTGGTCGCCATTGACCGCCTCAACAATCACGACGTGGCCGTATGAATTAGTCGCTGTCGCCCCTAATGTCACAATTTGGCCAGCCACAAATGGTCCTGATGTGGACACAGCCCAACCATTCGCCTGCCAATTATACGATGAGCCAATGTTTTTGGCTGAAATGGTGTCACCAATTGCACCGCTGACCCAACCCACACCAGCCCCAAGACCGACCGTGGCATCTGGACTAATCATTCGCTCATACCAGCTAGCCAAAGCATAACATTCGCCGTTACCAACAGATACACCAGACCCAACCTGAGCTCTTACATTATTTAATGCTTCATTTACTGTTGTCATAGGCTTCTCCTTTCCACGCATCATTCATCTGCTTGACTGCTGATTCAATAAACGTTTCTAGCTGCGTATCTGTCATATAGATATTGTACTTGGCCAACTGACCTGTTACGCGACGTTTAGCCATGTCTAACTTATCGACGTGCTTATCTTGGTCTAATTTGGTGATTTGTTCGACGGCATTAACAGCGTTACGTGCCAAAATCTCTGTGATTTCAACGGCGCGCTTACCGCCTTTGGCAATAAGATATTTTTTGACCTCGTGGACAATCATACCAGCAACGATAGCTAAGATACCTGTAGCTGACCCTATAATAATTTCTGTAAGCTGATTCATGTTCATTCTCCTTTTTCGATTTTTTCGATGCGGTCACTCATGAGCGAAACTTCCCCTTTTAACCCGCCAATTTCACGAGCCATGGCTCCCATTTCTGCGGTAGTCTTTTCAAGATGATTCATCAAGCGGTCCTCCCGCTTGTTACTTTCTTCCTTAGCTTGCTCATGAAAATCCATGAGCTTAGCTTCTCGCTTGTCTGATGTCTTAATCAGATAGCGAATAACGAAGCCGAATAATAAAATAAACAAAATAGCCCAAGCTACTTGGCTTTGAGCTATTCGTTCTGCGTGTTCGATTGGCAATAGAATTCCTCCTATTCTTTTGGCAATGTTGGGTCTGTCCAGTCTGGATTTCCATTCTCATCAAATTGCATGATGTAGAACTCTTCGTTGAAAAGGTCTGCCACGTTGATGGTCGTAGTAGTCCCACCCCACTGGTTAAAGGCCCAAACAGTTTCAACTTCTACGAATTGACGACGGCCTTTGACAATACCTGGTCGACGTTGGACATCGCGGTACATGTAAAAATCATTTGTCGCATTTTTACAGCGAATAAATTCCCCGTTTTCCTTCATATACTGCAATGCAGTCGCAAGGTCAAATGGTTGTGTTGTTTCTTCCAAGTTAAGCAATGTGTTGTCTGTAGTTTGAGTCATGATTATTCTCCTTCTTATTCAATGATTTCTTCTGGTTTAGTGACTTCGTCCAGTTGCTGTGTGAGTTCCTTAATTTCTGTCTGCAGACTAGCGATAGTCTGCTGTGCGTCTGTTAGCTGTACAGCTAACAGATTCTTAGTGTTCTTCTCTTCTGCCAATTGATTGGCTAATTCTTGGCTTGTCAAAGCGAGTGCTTGATTCAGTTGTTCTTGGTTCAATGATTTACCTCCATGTGCTGTAAAAATTCCGAGCATAGTTACCGTTATTGTTTAGATTTTTGAAATTATCAAAAATATTATCCAAAATAGTTGCTAACGATCGCGAGTTGATATAGATGTCTTTGGCTGACAACTTGCTTTGAGCAGTCGAATCTATCGGACGTAGCTCCTGATTTGCTACATCCATAAAGAAACCTTTAGTAGCCAACGGATATTGCTGGAACGTGATGCTGTAAGCATTTAAATCTACGATACTGTTTTTGGTCTTTGAGTTAAAAATACGCATCCCTGCAAACGTTTGGTCGTTTGGAGATGTATTGGTCTTGCTCGCGCCAAGTACCGTCGTAGAATGATAGCTTGTTGCGTCGTTGACAAATCGCAAGAAGTGAGTCGGATAGCCATCAGCTATGCGCTGTATAGAGGCTCCATCCGTCTTTAAGCTGATTTGTCCAGTTTGTAAATTAAATTCTGTCGCTCCATTCAACGCAGATAGTATCCCGCCAGCGATTTTACTAGCAGACATAGTTACTGCCTGTACGCTTGTGATAAAGGCACTTTGAGCAAATAACTGCTTAAACAAGGCTTCGTTTGCAATCATCTTATTGACAAAAGCTTGGTCAAACACAAGCTTACTACCATCTATCGAGTTGGTCGCAATTCTAGCAGCATTGAGCGTGCCTGTATTAATCTTGCCTGCGTCCAAATTGCCGATCATTGCGTTTTTGATAACCCCGTTATCAATCAAGGTCTGCCCTGTAATGTGAGTCAGTCGACCATCGATTCTATTAGTTCCATCGGCTAACAGATTGATTTGATTAAGTACTGTACCTGCGCTGGTCAGATTTTTCACCGCCCACGAATTACTGAGCTGGTTAACCTGTGTGGCCGTACCACTAATCTTATTCTTGACCTCGGTCAGAAATAGACTATCAGCCATAACCATACGAGCTACTTTATCCTTGATACCAGTTTCTGTTGAGCCGATGATACGCTCATAAAGATTGACTGTCTCACGTACAGTCTGCAAGTCTACTTGGTTAGCTTTCTGAGATTGCAGGGTCGCAAATCGTCCGTCTACAGTGTTCTTGTATTCGGCTATTTTAGTATCTGCATAAGATTGCTGGTCTTCGGGAGCGGGTGACGGTGTCGTTGCCATAGTACCATCTTCAAGCTGTGGGTCACGAATATAGACCACGTCACCTACCTGCCATTGAGTGTTACGGATGTAAAACACAAACGACCATGTCGAAATATGCTTGACTTTACCTGTCACCGCAAATCTCTGCCACTCAGTCGATACGCTTTGGTTCTTTATCCCAGATTCTATCACCTCAGCTCCGATTGCGATAGTAACCGCTCGCGAACATTTAACATCGACTGCATATGTCATCGTACGACCTTGCCAATGCGCTCCACGTAGGTCAACAAAATGTCTGTGGAATCCGCCAGTGCCTGCCTGTGTACAAGTTGCTTTGATATAATAACCGCTTTGAGAGGTCGGGTCTGCAATTCGTTCGTAACGCCACTCTGAGTTAGCATTATTTAAAGTATAGCTACTGTTGGTAAAATCAAAATTACGAATGTAGTTCCGTCCACCGACCTGCAGACCCTCGAACCTCTGCGTAATTCCACGGGCATCTTCATCGTATTTAGCCTTAGCTACATATTCGGATGTAACTGCGGTTCGTAAAGCAGATACTTGCCTTGCAGTCTCGTCACGGCTAGCAGTAAAGTACTGACTAGCTCGTGTGCTTTCGCCGTCCTTATAGGTTTCTAGACTTTCTATTCGAGTCTTAAAACCTTCTGCGGTCTGTTGGGCGTAGTTCTTGGCATCTACTGCTTTGCCATCTACCGTTTGGATTTGACGTTGTAAAGCATTGCTAGCTTCCTCCGCAGTTCGCTTGTAGGTAGCAGCTTCAGCACGCAAAGTCTCCTGTGATAAACTAAAGGCGGTCGCAACAGTTCCTTCCTCTAGTTTAGGTTTCGTCAAATAAAGGATAGAGTTGGTAGTAAAGTTGTAAGCGTAGATATAAAATCTGACTTCTCTGTTGAAATCAATATCATCATTTAATTTTAGATTGCCAGATACTCTATGCCACTTGTTAATCGTGGCTATATTAACTGTAGTCTGCCCTGAATGGAAATCACGCTGCCCCATTTTATTGTAATAATAGATACCAAACCAGATTTTAGTACCAACTCCCGTTGCATAGATGTCCGCAGAAAAAGTATATTTACCAATTCTGAGGTCACTTGCTTTGAGAATCTGATTAAGACCTTTCCAGTTGCGTTGACCATTAGACTCATTAAATTCAACAACAGGCCCGTTGCCATTAAACGACTCACGATAAAATGCATGATAAGAGGTTGTCGGGCTCTGGATTCCACTATTGTACAAGCTTGACCAACCAGGAATCTCTATATTCCTGTAGGTAGTACCACCGACCGTAAATGTCTCAGAACGCTCTTTTACACCCTCAAATCCTGCGTTCCGTAATAGGTTCTCTCCCCCTACCTGCAAATTCTCAAAGCGCTCCGTCACTCCATCAATCCCACTCTGCAAGTCAGCAGTCTTTCGATTGATACTATCAATCTGTCCTGTCTGAGCATTGACGGTCTGCGTCAGAGACTCGTACTGGGTCCTCGTTTGGCTCAGAGTGTCTTCTACGGTCTTTGCCCGACTGGTAACACTAGCAATGTCGCCAGTGGCTTTAGAAACGGTTTTAGATAGCTCTGAGACGGTCATCTTAGTGCTATTAGCGGTGGTTTCGACACTTGCTACTCGATTGGTCAATTCCGTCTGTGTTTGCGCCTGAGCAAGTATAGTCTGCGCCTGAGACATAACATCTGTCCGAATTGTACCAATAGACCGCTCTAATTCGAGCGCTTTGGTATTAGCTTGACCAATGGATTGGTTGAATGCGTTTCGTACCCGCATTAAATCTGTTACAGTTTGTTCAGCTATTTCTTTAGTCGAAGCAACCTTAGCTAATACATCTGCGATTTGACGGTCTTGGGCTTGCTGGGCAAGTTGATGTTGACGGTTCGATTCAGCGAGCTGTCCATCTATCTGTTGCTTGATATTATCTGCATAGGCTTCTGCTTCTGCTTTTGACTGCTCGATGCCATTATTGATTTCAGATTTGACTTTATTAATTTTTTCATCAAATTCCTTATCCTTATATTCCAGTTGTTGTTGGACTTCTGCTTCGATCTCAGTAGACATTTGCTCGATGCGCTTGCCTAGAAATCCCTTATAAGCATACTGAGTATCATTCCCTGCTTTGCTATCTGCACTAATCTTGGATTTTAGACCGCCCTTGAAATTAAAAGATTGGGTCAGTACAGGGACTTTAAAAGTCTCGATTTTGTTTGTTTTTAACGTAACCCATTGTCCGACATCTAATTTTAGGTGTCCTTGCCAATCAAGCGAGTATGGGTAATATCTTATGTTTTTTAAATCATAATACAAATCATCTAAGATGTTCTGTATCATAAAGTTGTTTTCGAGCTCTAAAGAGCGACCGGTTCGTAAGCCGACCGTTAACGTCTCTTTGTCTTTCTTGCAAGTGATACCTGCAATCTGGTACATAAATTCGCTTTTAGTTAGACCGTGCAAAAAGTAATTATCAGCAGTAATTGTGATATTTGATTCAATCAACCCACGAATTTCCAATTTGCCTTTTCTATTGAAAAAAGCAGAAAAGCCAAGCAACTGAATCGCTTGACTTAGCACTTCTCTAAAAGTAATGTCCTTTTTATCCGCTTTTGATTGGATATGATGCTGAATCGCTCGGAAGCCTAAATCATCTGTTTCTAACTCTACTCCCGTCTTTACACAAATTTCGCGAATAACATCTCTAATCTGTGCCGGGTAAGTCAAGTCAGAAATATAAGGTTGATTGAGCTTGAACATTCCATCTATCAGATCTAATTCTGTGGTATTCCTGTTGCGGTCGATGTTAATATCGTTGACAAAATACTCGCCCATTGCAACCCACTCGAAGGAATCGCCAACTTTTAGTCCTATCTCTGGATAAACTTTATCTAATTTGTTAAAGCTAGTAATGATAGATGTAAAGGTCAATTTAGCCGAACCAGCAACTGTTCCGCCAGGTTTGAAAGTATCGCCGCTGATATATCCATAATTAAAACTGGCTTCTTTGATGTCGCTAGAAGTATAGGCGCCTGCACGAATAGCAAACATCCTATCTTTAGCTAACATAGCTTGGTTAAATGTTACCGTGTGAACCACCTTACCTCTCTATTAAACTAAATTTTAAACCGCTCCATGGTTTGAGTTTTTCATCAAATGAATATGCTGGTGCTGTTCTGTCACCAACATAGAATGTTTTAGAGGTCTGCCCTAAGATAGGGTCCGGATAGGATACTTCAAAGAAAACAGGCTGAACAGCTGATTGTATCAACGCCATCTCAGCCTGTGTTAACATCCCCCACTCGCATTCTAATTTACGCTTGGTAGTAATCCTATCCCTGACCATGTCTCCGTTAGCATTTCGACCTGTCTCGCCATCTACATCATTGATAGCGACTTGAAAAGATTTAGGAGGTACTACTGTAACTCCATTGATAATCAATCGACTCATGTTTCCCTCCTAAATGTTTAATAACAGTTCGCCAGCTTGCGCCTGTGCTTTATTTATTTCATCAATCGCAAAGCGTCCGAATTCTCGGCTGCCGATATTGATGACGATGTCACCACTTGGCAATCCAGACGATTGCGGTAGACCTCCGCCCAAAGCATTAACAACTGCACCGCCGACAACTCGTCCCATTGTTTGCAGGAAGCCTGTATTTTCCAACGGCATAACTACCTCTTTACCAGCCTCCCCAATCATGGCAACGGTAGGGCTGTCCACAATCCCCCCACGAGCGAGCCGTGGAAGATTAACGTAGCCAATGCTACCTAGGCTAACGCCTGGAATGTTATTGATTAAACCAATAACACCGTTAATCATACCGATAAAGCCATTTACAGCGTTCTCAATAGTGGCAAACACACCATTCATCGCATAACGAAATGCACCAGAAACAGCAGTTGCTACAGCGCCACCAATGTTGCTGAACCAACTTACAATATTATCGTAGATGCCACGGAAGAATCCTACAACGTTGCTGAAAGCATTTGTAATACCATTCCATGCCTCAGAAAACTTCTGTCCAAACCATCTACCTACGTTGGAAAATATATTCTCAACATCTTTCCAGCGGTCTCCGAACCATTTACCTAAACCTTGGAAGATGCGGACAATAGCATCCCATCCAGCCTGTAATATTGCAACAATGGTATTCCAGACACCTTTTAAGAATGATAGAATGGCGTTCCAAACGAACATAAAGATTGAAGATGCAAGTTCCCAAATACCTTTAAAAAACTGTACAGTCCCGTTCCACGCTTTCTCCCAATCGCCTGTGAAAACACCGACCAGATACTCGATGATACCACCTAGGATTTTTAAAACAGCTCCTAAAACATCGAAAACAACATTCCACGCTTGTACAAACCATTCTGCAAGTGTTTGGAATATTGGAACAAGTACTGGTAGTATGTTCGCTGCAATCCAATCAAAGAGTGGTTGAAGGATTACTTCCCATACAATTTTTAACAAATCCACTACTTGACCGAATGCGTATAGGAAATTATCAACAAAAGGCTGAATATGGTTATCGAACATATCAGAGAACGATTGTCCGATGCTATCTAATACCGGTTGGACGTCATTGTTCCAACTGTCTATCAGAGTGCCAAAGATAGAACTGAAGCCCTCAGTGAACGAATCAAAGAATGGCTTTAAGTGTTCATCATAAGTTGCATTTAAGCTGATAAAGGTATTCTTGAACAAGTCCTTGATAGACGCGAAGATAGGTTCTACAGCTGATAATAAGCCGATAAATGCCGTTGTAATACCTACTTGATTATCTACGGCTAGACGCTCCCAAAACGCCCAAAAATCTCGTTCAATCTTTCCTGTTATATCATCTATCCCCATCCGAATATAGATTAGTGAGGAGATAATGGCAGAACCGATATCGGTCGCTGCTACGCTTGTGATTGTATCGTAAAAAATTTGTCCAATAGCCTGAGCTAAATTTCCGATACTAGTAATAGTGTCGCCTTTTATCTCAAATTGTCTAATTAGCCAATTCTTTATATCGAGCTTCGTTTCTTTTAAGGATTTATCTAGACTTTCAGCGATAAAGACTGCAATGCCCATCACGACATTTGCGACAGCTCCCATCCCTTGTCCTAGAGCGTAGGATAATTTCTCGCCAAACCTTGCTGCTGCTTGCAAGACAGTTCCGTCCGCAAAGATGTCTTTTAGAGATTGCCGGATACCAACCAAAGCGTTTTTTAAACGGTCCAAGCTATCAGCTCTAAACGACATATTAAAGCCGTCTTTAAACAGGTCTTTTAATTTTGAGAGGTAATCAAAAAGAGGTTGTAGAGTCTTATCCCATCCGTCAAATATGGACTTAAACTGGTTGTCCATATCAGTCAATTCTATTTCTGGCAAGATGTCAGCTCCGCTTCCAGAGCCTCCACCTTTTCTGCCCTTTCCTCCTCCAGAACCATTGCCGGCTCCATCCGAGTCATCTTTGTTCAAGTTCAGGGTAGTGATTTCATCAAAACCAGCTAATCCCATCAGCTCTTTTGCTGCCTTCTTAGCTGATTTGGCGGCATCATCTAGATTATCAGCAGTGCCACCGGATGCGTCATCTACACCGTCCATGGCATCGCCTAGACCGCCTACTGCGTCATTTGCGTTTTGTGCGCCCTGAGCAAGGTTTCCAACTGCGCTATTCTTCACGTTGGCTTTTTTGCTAAACATCAAGCCGATAAACTCAGCAAGTTTAGCAGTGACATTTTTCAAAACCATGGCAAAGGAATTAAGAACAGGCATCATGGCATTGATAATCGGTAGCATAGCATTACCAATGTTCAGCGCAGCATCACTCAGCAATGATTTAAACAAGCTAATACGCCCGTTTACAGACTGTTGCAAGGTATTGCCGTACTTAGCTGTCGCTTGCTCCAAAATAGCCATCAAGCGAATTTGTTGCTGGGTATTGTAGTCCAATTGTTGCCAAGACTGCCCATTCGCAAAACGCTTAAAGGCATTTGTGGACTCAATCATCGCGACGTTGACGTTGATTCCAAGGTCTTCAATCGCTTCTGTGTTCCCTAGCAAACCCGATCGGATACGTTCCATAACGTCGGTCATGGTCCGTCCGCTACCTTGCGCAATAACAGCAGATGTCTGTAACATCTTGCCTGTATAAGCGCTCAGTTTGTCGGAATCTTTGATAAAGTTGGAAAATAGATTGGAATAAACCGCTCCGTACTTGGTAGCTTCTCCAACGCTCATGTTCATGGCATTGGCGTTGTCATTAATCCATTTTAAAAATGCTTGGGAACTTTCGCCCATCTGTCGTTTGATTTGATTGACCGAAGCACTGACTTCAAGAGCCATCTGCGTAGAATACATGCCAAGGTCTAACATTTTCTTGCCTAGATAAGCTAACGCGGTAATCTTGGCAAGTTTGCCCAAAGCAGCTGCCATGCCACCAGCTTGTTGACCTACACGCTCTCTAAGACCTTTTGTCTTGTTTTCAATTTTGTTTTGAGTCTGCTTCATCTGAGATTCCAATTGCTTCATCTTTTTTTGAAATGGAGCAATCTCGCCTTCGACAATAACTCTCAACTCTTCTAAGGTTGTAGCCATAGTTCCCCTCCTTTCCATGTTATCTTATTCGGAAGTTTTGAATCTTCCTCTCATTCTCTCTGCATATGCTCTCATCTGTTCACGATGGATTATCAAATCTCTCTCAATTCGAGCTTGTTCAATCTGTTGTCTATCCTCTTCAAATAAAGCTGGATAGAAGTCCCAAATGTCGGGTGCCTCGCCTTTTTCCTGAAACATCATGGAAACAAAGCGAGCTATCATTTGCGATTGAACAAAGTTATGCGAAGCAATTTCCTTCTGTCTCTGGAATTGTTGTCTGTTGTAGCTATCAACTAGCTCCTTCAATTCCAGCAAAGTATATTCCCAAAAAGAAAACGGGTCTATCCCTGCATCTAATGCTGTTAGATAAAACCCGTTAATCAATTCTGTGACCGAACAAGGACCAGAACCTACTCGACTGCTGTCAGCGTTGATTCCTTCTCTTCCTTGTTCTTCGGAATAAAACCCGATACTTCAAACAAAGGCATGATGATGTCTGCCATCAATTCTGTTTGTCCATAGCCCTCGTCGACATATTCATCGAATAAGTCATAGACGTCATCTAGCTTGATACCGTGATGGAACTTCTGCAAAGCCCCTTGTACAATTAGCAACATCACTTTGAGAGCAGGTAGGTTAAACTGTTCTCCTGGTTTCGGCATGAAAATTTTGAGCAAGTTAACGCCTAATTTTTCTTCAATATCACACACTTGACGGGTACTGAGGCGTAATTTATAATCTGTACCTTTGACTGTCCAAGTGATGTATGGTTTACGTGTTGACATTTATACCTCCTTAAAGTACTACTGGGTCAGTGAATTCTAAATCTGACTGTAGAGCCAATTTCAATGTAAATTCGATTGCAGAGTTGACACCGCCACCGCCTAGCTTGACAGCAATCTGAGCTGAGAAGCGGACAGTAGTACCATCTGGATACTCTTGCTCAAAGTGACGGATAGCTTTTGAATCAGATAACTTACGCAAAGTACGATAACTAGAAGTTGTTTTGGAATTCTCGTACTTGAATTTATATTCCAATTCGCCAGCGTCGCCAATACCAAATTCATACTGCTTAATGGTATCCGCAAGGGTCGTATTCTCAACTTTCTCAGGGTCAATACCAAGTTCTGGAACTTCTTTCAAGCCCTCGATAACTGCATAGCCAGACCCCTTGGTCTCGCTCATTTTCAATTTAATTCCGTTTGCTAACATGTTTTATCCTTCCATTCTGTATTGGTAAACGATTCGGGAGTTTAGATCTAAAATCCCCTCAAATCGCATGACTTTGTGTCGTAAGTGCGTTGGGTCGGGCGTATCCACGCTGGATGTACGTTTTAGCCCGAGAGATGCAAAAATCGCATCAATCGCTACTGCTAATTCTGACGTACTATCATTGTGGAAAATATCGACCTTGTAGCGCAAATAGGACATCTGTTCTGTATCATCTGTAATCTCGTAAGGCTTGTTTTCCTCTTCTAAGTAGATGATAACCGGGAAATTCTCCCAATCCTGCGGATACGTATCTGTTACGTTATCTGCAACTTCTTTCAGTTTATTGTAAATAATAGGCTTAATATTTATCATTTGCTGACCTCTTCAATCAATTTTCGTTTAACATATCTGTTGATGTTATTCGTGACTCGCTCCTCGTTATCCTTAAGGGCTGGATAAAGATACGGTTGGGCAACTTGACCAAACATCTTGTAAAACTCACCAACCTTTTGAAAACGATAAGGACCAACATCAATCTGAGACTCGTGGACATACCAAGGAGTGCTTCGATAGGACACGCTGACCTCTGGCGAAATTCCTGCGTGGTTTGCAGCACCTTTGGGACCTGTACCGAATTCAACAAATCCACCATGGTCTGATGTGCTAACCACTTCAGCTCTCGGATTCCCAGACTTAGACATCCGAACCTTAATACCTATTCGCAAATCACCATTGTTGGCAGGAGCACGCAATTTAGCATCTGCTTGGACAACGCTCTTGGCAGCGTTGTGTACAGCTTTCGCCATAATTTCGGTCTGTCGTTGACTAGACAATCGTTTGAGCTTTGAGATTAACCTATCAGCACCTATCAATTGCGACATTGTTCCAACTCCAAGACTTGATGGTTTGTATAACGCTTAATAGAAATAACTTTGTGGGTCACTTTATCGCTATTGATACAAAAACCATCGCCTTCATCAATAAGAGTTTCACGGTCTACCAAGCAATTCAAAATATATGCCAACCTCTGACCGTATATCTCAGCTTGCAAACGACCACTAGCAGGCCATATCTCAGCCCGTATCTCAGTAGCAACATCGCTATAAGTAGCTTTCTTGATACCCTCATCACTCGTCACTATGACAGCTTTACGGATCAAATATGGTTTTAGTCGGTTTCGCTTCAAACGCACGACCTGCCACCCTTGCGAGTCTATGACTTCGGATACCGTTCAAAATAGTATCGGATAGCCCGTCTTTATAAGACACAGACACGCCCCCTTCGCTTCGTGATGTTTCGCCTTCGCTACCTTGACGGTTGTACAACTCGAGCGCTACTTCCAATTGCATTCCTTCAAGCGCTGGCGTAAGCTGACTTCGATTCGTCTCAGTCAAAATGATATTTTTAGCCCTCAAAAGCAAAGGCGAGAGGACTTTTGAGTCACTCTCGCCTGTCAAAGTTTTTAATTCTTCTAGCATATCCGCCCCCTATTTCGCAGGAGCTTCTGCTCCTTTGGTCTTGATTTCTTCAATGTAATCAGCCAAATTCACATCTTGCAATTTAGCGTTTTTCTTCATCTGCTCATGACGTTCCTTGGTTAGTTCGATGACATCATCAACACGATGAACAAAACCAAGTTCATCATCAGTAAACTCTTTTAATACCTTAAAGCGCATTTAGAACCTCCTAGACAAGCTCTTTCCAGTTGGCTGAATCGCTACCAGGAGCTGTTGAGGATGAATTTACTTTCTTAGTGGCTTCAAACAGCTTACCTTCGTTTTGTACACGGGCACCAGCTTCATAAGTTGAACCAGATACCCACTGCTCTGCACGGATGTTTAATTTGCCTTGTGCACTAACTTTTGCTTCTGGCTTAGACGCTGCAATAGAAATGATGTATTTCTGGTCAAAATCAAAGACAAATGCACCAGTATACAACAATTGTTCCACCAATTCACCAAAACGACCTGGGATGTTGTTGTTATATTTCGTTTCATCTACTTGGATAGGCGAAACGACTACCCCGCCGATTGTCGCAACAGCTTGGACGCCTTTAAGGTACTTAGATGGCACTTTGTAAACCGTGAATGTATCCAACTGACCGACATAACCTTTGTAAAGCACAGTTTGATTGGTGTCCCCTTGTGGAAGGTTGACAATTTCTGACTTAATCGCTTTATAAAATGCTGGCGTCACAAACAACAAGCGGTTTTCCACTACGTCCAATTCATCCAATTTCTCAGAAACATCCAAGACAGCTTGGTAAGAATTATTAGCGCCTTTAGTATTAGCTGGTACGACATTGTCGCTGACATTACCAAGAAGAGCATCAAAGCGAAGATGGTCCAAGTATGGCGCCACAACTTCGGCAGCTTGACGAGCGACAACATAATTGACATTGACTTCGCCGTTTGAATCGCGCTCATCTAGACGATCCACAAAACGCCCCCAGTATTTTTCTTGATCTAGGGTGTAAGTGCGCTCTTCGGTTTGCGCATGGTCAAATTCATTGTCTGCATTACGTTTGTAATCTTTGAGTTCTGTTGTGTCAGATTTTGTAACAGTAAATGAACGCCCGTTCATTTCCACTGCATCATTCGACAACAAGAGGGGAGCAGAGTAAGATTTTTTAGCGGCGACTTTCTCGATAATCCCTAAGAATTTTTCACGGGATGTTGCGGTGTTAATATTTTCAAATGGCATATTTTATTTTTCCTTTCTTATTTCAAAAAATCACGTTCCCACTTTTCAACGGTTGGTTGTTCTTGTGGTGCTTTCTTCATCGGTGCACTTCCTTTGGTCTTATCAGCAACACCTTTCAAGACTGCTGCTTCCCAAATCTTTTGGATGGCATCGATTGAATCGCGTACACTGTCAGCGTCTGCGAGATTAACCACGTCTACTAACTCGATTGGTAAGCCGCGCTCGCTTAAAATCGTCTTAGCTTCTGCAGTTAGCTCTCGGCGTGTGATTTCCGCTTCACGATCAGCAAGGTCCTGTTCACGCTTGTCAAGCTGATATTTCTGCTTGTCTTCGGCGTTCATCTTGGCTAATTTCTTAGCTTCTGATTCAGCTTTTTCCTGTTCTGTCTTCCACTTAGCGAATTTCTTGTCAATGATGGCATCGACATCAGCATCAGTGTACTTCTTTTCGTCTTTCGGGTCTGTTGTGACTTGTTCAGGTTCAGCTGCTACCTGTTTGTCATCTTTGACCACTTCGACTGTTTGTGTTTCTTCGTTCATTGCGAACCTCCTATTTTTTTACAGACTATCCCTAGTCTTTATTCCATAGCTTTTACCGTCATCAATGCTTGGACCATAAAGAAAACTGGTCAATTTCGACCAGTTTAAAGTAATTTAGAGTAGTTTCAAGCAGTCTTTCCTGCTGTCAAGATGAGTGACCACCTCCTATTGAAAAAATTCTGTTGATGCAGACCAACCTGCAATATTGTCAAAGTAGAAAGCACCACTTTTTTCTTGATTTGTACTCTTTCCAAAGTAATCGAAAGCAACATATTCATCTGTCACATCCACATTACTTACATCTTGAAACAATAATGTTTCACCATTTTTCAAAAAGATAATAACTTGTTTTTCCATTTTTTCTCACTTTCTACTAAACCAAGACTTCTTGGACAGCTTGTCAGCTACTTTCTTTTCAAGATAATCAAATCTCGAATTCGTAGCCTGTGCATTGCGTTCGACGGTTGAACGTAGCTCGGCAATTTCATTTGCCTGTTCGGTGTTTTCATCAAGTAGATTTTTAATGATGTTCAATGCAATAACAACAGCTTCTTTAGTTCCCTGAACTTGTTCAATCAGTTCACGCTTTTTCTTGATTCGCTTATTCATAGCGACCTCCTTTTCAGAATTTATAATCTTTTAGTGACCTTACCACACTTTTTGCAATAATAAAAATCAATCTTATAATGCCCTAAATCTTTGAACCAAAAATCATGAACACATAAGAAAGTCTTGACGAACCATTTTTTTATTTTACTTAGTTGGTACATACTCCCTCCCATTTTTGAGCATAAGAAAAGCACTCGATTGCTCGAATGCTTATTTAAATAATTGGTCTGCCTTCTGCAAATGCTATTTTTGCTTCAGCTAACGTCATCTTATTTGGACCGCCGTCAATATTTGTTTCACCAGTGTTTTCCCAATTGCATTCGCACACATCAAATAACATGACATTCCGTCCACAAACAGGACAGTGAATATATTCTTCTCCATCAATCAGGAAAATCTCGTTTGTAGTTTTCACGATAATACTCCTCTCCGTCATCTGGTTTTAACATTGTGTTCAATCGCGCCTGATTATTTTTGTTTCGCTGACCTATTACGATAATGTTCTCAGCTTTATCATAGCGAACTCTACGTCCACCCTCGGTCTCATAACCCAAAATATTTTCATCAATAGGACTAGCGATGAGTTCCGATGCAAGCTTTTGATACTCTTCTTTAGTCAAGCTTGGAAACTCGGCCTGATGTTTCTCAAAATGACCATTAAAAGACTTCTCAGACGGGAATTTCGCTTTTATCCATCTAGCTTGGTCCTGTAACTGTCCATATCCCTCTTTATCATTATACTTCAAATCAATATAGTCTTCAAGCGATTTAGGGGCTTTATCTCCAAGAATTGACTTATATTTCTCGTACTGGTTATTGGCACGTTCGATCTTCCAAATGTCCAAGTTATCCGTCTTGTATTTTGGTTTGACATACTTCTCATACCAGTCTTTATACGTCATATTGGCAGGGACTTGAATAGTTTTGCCTGTCACTGGGTCTCTGGCGCTTCTGGTTGCTTTGGCTAACCATTCTGAATCGTCTGATGCTATTGTATCCGACCGACACCAAGGATGCATAGGAGGATAGTTCTTGCCAGTTATCCGTTCGCTAACTTTGTAGATTTTACCATCATGCTCTCGACAGATACTTGACGTTCTCAGATCTAATGTTGCGAGAAAACGATAATATTCCACATCTGCTTCTTCATAAGCCTTCGCTTCCATTTCTGCATGGAAATAACTCGTTTCTGTTCGAATCAACCGTCGAGCATTTTGACTCCCTTTTCCGAATTGAGCCTCAATGACTTCTGCGGTCTCGTGAGCTGATCGACCCGTTAACAGACTGACAGCCAATTGCTTTTGTAGTTCATTTGCTAAGGCTTGAGTATTGTCCCAAATTCTCTCTGAATAATTCGCTCCTAGCCATGGAGTTTGCTGGATGGCTCTGATTTCCTCTGGGTCAATCTTGTTAAATGCAAACGCCACGCCTGATTGCTGCTGTAGGTCGAAAATCGAATGGTAATAAGCATCTGGAATAAACTCATCATAGAAGGCTCTAGAAGCCTCGTTTTCAGCTTTGTACAGTTGAGCTTGTAAATTATCCGCCTCACGTTGCAAAGCCTCGTATCGCTCAATTCTGGAAGCGTAGGGAGCCGAATCAAGTAAGATAAGCAACTGCCGTATTTCTTCACTATCGGTTGTGTTTTGTAAAGCTGATCTTAACTCCCGAATATCAGATAAATTCTTGACATTAGCCAGTACCCTAGCGGCTTCATCTTCCGTCAGTCCGTGGTCTCTGCGGTAACTTTCAAAGATTTGGTCAATTTTGGATGTGATATGCCTACTTGCTAGCTTGTGGATTTCGTCGAGTTGCTTTGCGGTTTGCTCTGCCTTGTCCATTTCTTGAACCATTCGCTGAGCTTTCCGCTTCTCCCAATACTTCTGATTGTCCATCTGTCACACTCTCTTCATAAGGCAAATTCTGGCTAAATGCAGGTTCTTCTTGCGCAGCCTCTTTTTCTTTTTCAAGCGCCTCAATCTCTGCATCTGGGTCTTCCACAAACGGCAAGAGCGAAATAAGTTGGCGTAGACTAACCTTGTCTTTGAGATTGCTGATGATTTGGGAAAGTTCCAACAAATTCTTTGGCAAACCACGGCTAAACTGCGGAATAATCGCCTTAGCATTTTCGTAAATCTGAGACCAGTTGTAATAATTCGCAAAAATCTGTATGCGTTTGTGTAAAGATTTGATATAGTATCGTTCTTTGGTCTTGGTAATCATTTCAAGACCCAAAAGCTTAAATTCCATAGCTCATTTTTGTTATCGTAGTGGCTCTTTATCCTCTACTTCTTATGGTTTCCCATAAGTTCAGACTATCTCTTCACCCCAATGGGGCGCTGGATTTCGTGGGCGTTTCTGCATATAAAAAAAGACGGGGACGCCGTCTTTTAAACTTAGCTTACTCCACCTAGTCGTTAAACCTTACTGACATTTCTACCAGCAGTGGTAATTGATTAGCTTCGATAATACGTTACTATCCTACCTTTTTCATCTCTTACGATAATTTTGTCGCTCATGTCAACACCTTTGCTAAATTGCCTCAAATCATATTTTTTATAATTAAGCAAAATATCATCTATCGTATCGTCATTAACCACTAAATCATCTCGTTTTACAGATTGATAGTATCGATAAACCAATGTCGAAAAAGAAATACCGTGTTCATTTGATAACTTTTTCAGATAATCCTTTAAAATATAACCTTTATAAAAAACATTATCTGAACGATTTCTTTTATTTTTATGTTCGGTGACCCATCTACAATTTTCAGGAGAATAATCCTTATTATTATCTATTCGATCGAGTTGCAGTCCGAATTCTGCGCCATTTTCAATAGCCCAATTTCTAAAACTTGCAACATTCCCAAACTCCTCTGAAACACCTATCCCGCGTTTACCATACCACTTGTACGCCCAATGTTTTTCATCATAACATCTAGCTAACATGGAATAATACACTTGATTAAGATGCCTATGCATTTTATCTTTTATCATTGGTTCTCTCCTAATAATTTATATTCTTATTATATCACAAAAGATTATAAATTACTAGGTATTATCGTTTTGCGCCTTCCAATTTTAACCCAGTTTATTACCTTGAAATTACTTTCAAGGAGGGCAACTATTTCACCCCTGATGTATTTCCTGCGAAATTCTCATCTGAGAGATTGGGGACGTGACTAAAAGTGTAAATATCCTCTTTCAGCGCCTTACGAAGCACTTCGACCGTAGCCTCATCCAAGACATTCTTCAAGAACTCAGCACTTGCGTCTTTTGGTAACTCCAACAAGCCTTCTTCACGCAGTATCTCCATCGCTTCTTTTGCTTCTTCCGGTGTATCCGCCAGCGCTGCGCCATATAATACCAAAATAGACTCAATAGCTTGTTCCTTGTCGTTCACACGGTTGCCCATCAGTGAGTTATACGCATCTATCAAGCTAATCTGTTGCTCATAATCCCCGACCATATAGCGATTGTTTCGGTATTCAATAATAGGCAGGGCTCCAAGATTATGCGGAACACCCTCTTCTGACTCTTTCTTCTGCTCACGTAAAGACATGCTATATTGCAGGTTCTCTGTCAATACCTGAGCTCGATAATACGTCTCTTCCGTCACATCGTCCTTCGTTTGATAATAATAGACCGCAAACAAAGGTTTCTGTTCAATCGAATCATCATAAACAATAAACGTATTCTCAGGTTCTAGACTGCGAGTTACCAGCTCATTTTCATCCTCTTTGACATAGATATACTCATAAGACCTGCCGTAGATTGCCATGTTCAAAGCGTTGTCTGAGTCTGTCGAATCAACATCTGCATTATCAAATGCTTTTAGCAATTCCTCGATGTCTATATCATCCGTCTTGGGATAGCGTATAGCATTGCCCATAAAGTAACCTGTGGCGGTATCCGCAATATCCTTGGCATGATTGGCAACCGTCTTAAAATTTGGCAGGTTGCTTCTGCGTGTGTGTTTTTCGATTGCGTGCTTACCCAAGTAGTAATCTTTTAACTTTTTGAGTTTATTACTGGTCTGGGCATGCTTCAGAATCAATTTGTAAATGATATCTTTATCCAAATTCTGCTCATTGTACAATGAGCGACTATAGACTAATGTTTCTTCCATTTTGCTCCTTTCTACAAGCCGTAAAGCGATTTGCGTTTGACTTTGGCTTTAGTTCTAATTTTGTCATTAATTGCTTCAACTACGCCTGTCAGTGCATCTGCAGCATCATCATGAGCGTTCTTACCTTCTCTTTGATAACTCATAAGGTTTTGATATAATTCTGACCAACGATGTCTCCAGTTTTCAGGGAAATAGATATGCTCTATTGCCCAGGTCGTATTTGTCAAAATTCTTGCTTGTTTATTTTGAGACTGATGAAACCAATTAAAAACTGTATATCGGTTTTGGTAGCTATCTTGCGTCAAACGTTCAACGTTTCTAGCGAATCCGCGACCGCCATTATTACTTTCGATGTCACATGTATTGACTTGCCACTCTGCTAGTTTTTGAGCTAGCAAAGGCTCTGTCACTTCCATCGGTTCCTTTGTAAAAACAACGTCCAAGATATACGCTTCATTGTCCATAGTGATGCCGTAGATATAACTAGCTAGATAGTCCTTGCCTGTATCTGCCGTATCAGTGTAAGCACTAATACGCTTAAATGTCGGCTTGTCAACATAGGTTTTAAATCCACTGTACAACCTGCCCTTGATGTCAATAGGTTCTTGCTGGTAGTTCGCAGACGCAATATCAGCTCCCATAGTCTTAGTCTTTTGAAGATAAGCTTGTTTACTCAATACTTCGTCACAAAGCATCGTATCCGTCGCTTCGTCGTAAGCTTTCATGCTAATGTGCTTGACTTTGTAATCAGACTTAGGAAGTTCAATCAGCGCCTTACCTGCCAAATCTTGCGAATGCCAACGTGTCATGATAATAATGATTTTTCCGCCCTCTTCAAGACGTGAAAGCATCGTGTTCGTGAACCACTCCCAATGTTTTTCTAAAACGGTTGCGTTGTTAGCTTCTTCTGCATTCTTGATAAGATCGTCAACGATAATAATGTCAGCACCGAAACCAGTCGCTGTACCTGTTGGACTTGTAGCCAAGTAGTTATTATAGCCGCCTTCCAAACTCCACAAATTCATAGCTGCATCACCATATTTTATATGTGTATCTGGAAAAATGTCGTTAAACACAACAACATCTTCATCTGCCTTCGTTTCCTGAATAGCATTTCTGACATTTTTCGAAAATACAGTTGATAACGTTTCGTTGTACGAACCAGTCATTATCTTTTTATCGTTGTCATTTCCAAGCAACCACTGAACGAACATGCCTGCCGTCCTTGATTTTCCGTGTCTGGGTGGTTCGTTGATAACCAACACATTATGCTCGTCGTCGCTTAAAAAGCCTTGCAAGTCATTGCAAAGCTCAACCAAGTATTTTCGAGATGGTTTGTAAAAGTCGCTTGCCATCAAATGACAATAGTAAAAGAAATCGCGACGAGCTAACTCAAAACGCGCTTGTTGCCTGATTGCTGTTCTATCCATCATCAATCAACTTCCTTAACTCATCCGTTGTCAAGTCGGCAAATGGGTTGGTTTGGTTGATATTGACTTCACCATCATGTGTCACTGCTTGTTTTGTTTTAAAATCGTTGTCACGACGTTCTAAGTACCATTTTGACAAGTCTATATCCCCATCTTCAATCGCTTTCGATATATTAAGTTTAGCTCGTGTTTTAACACGTTGCTTAAGTAGCTCTTTTCGGTCAAAAAAATCAGGATTTTTATCGCAATAATCATAAAGTGTAGGTTTACTGATATCGGCATAAAGACAAGCTTCTTCGTCGCTTAAACCTCTTAAAAATGCTTCCTCTAATTTCTTTACTGTTCCTTGCGTCATCTTGGTTGGTCTACCACGCTTTGTTTTCGCCAATATCATCACCTCCAATCAAAAATAAAAAGCCACACGATTGTGTGACTAATGCATATTAGGTCTTGGTCCGATATGCGATTGACCAGACCTCCGAGTCAAGGTCCCCGTAGGATTCACTTACTCTTAAACGGGAACAACAGGATTCGAACCTGCATATTAAGCAACCATGCTTCAAAAGGAATCAAACCTTATTCGCAAGACTTCCCCTCTTGCGACTCTACCAATTGAGCTATGTTCCCAATTTAGATACCGAGTTCGATTTTCATAAAGAGACTGGCAGTCAATTGACAATGACTGAAATGTTAACGTTTATCTCTTCTCGGTATCTTGACAATACTATTTTAACATCTCGAAAAACGAATAATCTATACAAAAACTTTTGATTTCTTGGTCAAAACTCTAATTTTGAACTAACAAACTTCCGCTTCTATATTGTTCCGCAAACGATAATAGTGCATCGTTGAGTTCGATATAGAAACTAGCTTCTGATAAATACAAGTCATTGTATATCTCAAAGTCGTACCGTTTGCCAGCGTATAGATACTTCTCGTACAGTATCCGTCGATGTGTTGGATTGAGTAGATTATTGATCGCATATTCAATCGCTTCAAGCTCCGCTTCCGCATCTACTCGATTGATTGCCAAGCGTTCCACAGGCCTGCTAGGATTGCCATTAGCTTGTCTTGGTTCGAAAGTGTACACTGCAGTAACTTTCTGTCCATCTACATCGTTCGCTACTCTACGCCAGCGAGGGTACTCTTTCAGTTTTCGTTTTGCATTAGCTTTCGTTTTTTCGAAGTCAACTTCTGGAAAAAAAGTCATCTGCTCATACCTTTCTGTGATATAATATTATTAGAGTTAATTACATCACAGTCAGTACAAGCGTGCTGGCTTTTTTATTTTTCCCACGGCATTCTCTGATGGCTATAATACGGGTACGCCAGCCGAATTTTCCCTCTCGGAGCTAGCACCCTAGGCTCATAAGGCTTGACTTGATCGTACAGCTCGTCTATTTTATCCAACATGCGTTGTCGCGGTGGTCGTCCGTCTAGCCATTTGTAGACAGATAGAGTCGTCACACCCATCTCGGTCGCAAATTGGTCTCTCGTCCATCCTGTCTTTTGTAGGATGTGTTTGATTTTATCTGCTGTGGTCATTCCAAGTCCTCCAACGCTGCCCATCTGAATTGTTGGTATTTTTTCGCTTCTTCTTGGGTGCAACGGTAGGCAAGTTTTTCCACACATTCAGGGTAATCCGTCCAAAATATGTCATATGTTTTTCCTATCTCTGTTTCGGAAAATTTTATATAGTAATACTTAAAGTGACTCGGCTCTGGCACATCGACCAGTAGCACACCTAGTTTTTCGTTAGTCATTTAGTACCTCCTCTGCATCGAAAACTTCGGATATCTCACAATACGGACAAGTTATTATCACTTCATCTTCCAAAAAATCGACAAGAATCCGAACATCTTTGAAACCTTGTGCGATTTGGTTACAACTGTTGCATACCAAATCAAATCTAGTTTTCATCTAACCCCTCCACCAACTCAGGATCTTCATAGATATTGCCGATGATTTCAAGGTGTTCGGATAAATAGACGTGTAAAGGTGTTCCTCCGTTCAGGACCTCTACACAAAAAGCTCCTTCTGAATAATAGATTTTCGACAACTTTTCACCAAAAATATTAACTACATCTCCCTCAAATATCTCCTGACCGTTCTTATCAAACAGACCTGTGGATTGCATGACTTCTATGTATTCTAATGGTCTAATAGGATTTTCAATAGCTTTAGGCCCAAAAAAGTCAACAGTGACATCTCTGTACACATTTCCCAAAGAATCTAAATATAAAGAATCATCGACAAAGCAACCTTTTTCTCTATACCAAAACCTAAACTTCGGTACTACCATTCTTCTCCTCTTTCTACACGTTCAATCAAACAATCGCCGCAATACCCCGTTTGAAAGATACTGCTATAGTCCGATGTGCCCTCTTTGTACTTGCACCCACATTCTTCGCAGGTCTCAATTTTCGGTATCATTTTCTGTCTCCTTCGTAAAATAGCCAACTCGCACCTAACCCAAACATTATCTTCTGAGCAAGCGTCATCTCGTGGATAGTGTTAGGGACAAACGAATAAATTATCAGCATAAATCCGACAGACCTTAATAATTGTCTCATCACTCCACCTCCACAGGTTTAGCCCATTTTAATGCCCAGTCAAACCCGGCATATTCTATCGATTCTTTGGTAAATTTTCCAGGCAAGTGTTTGTTACCATCTACTAATTTAATAGCATGATTGATGCATGCTAATATCAATGTTCCGCCATTATTCGGTATCTCAACCGTCATCAACTCCCCCGTCCTTTCAAATACTCAGGCATCTCCTGCCCGATTTCAATTTCTTCATACTGCTCCTTAGTCACAAGGAACTTACCATACGGCTTGACCTCGATATAGTAATGACCGTCAATCACATCCTTAGCCGTGACCTTACCAATCATCTCAACTCCAGCATTGTCAGCTTGGTAGATGATGACTGGTTGTTTTACTTTCTGGCTCAACTCATCAAACTTGTACACGACTAATGGAGGTGTTACCAAGATTGAAAAAAAAATATAAAAGTTCGCAATCGCTGAAAGATATTTCTTCATACTTCCTCCATCTCCTCAATCAACCAATCCAAATGCTGCCTGGCTTTCTTCGAGTCCTCAACACCGTTCTTCTGCTGAAATCGCAACAGATACTTGATGACATTGCCCCAATAATAAGCATGTTCGCCTGCAAGATTACCGATAAAGTTCTTGACCACATCCAAGGCTTCCATACCATACTTGCCTTGATAATGTTTTGGTTTGGTCACGTTGTTAAATTGTTCCATTTGCTTTCTCCTCTAGCCAATCAAAAATCATTTCAAACTGATTCATGACCAGTCTGTCATTGTTGTACTTCTTACTGATTTCCGCCATAGATACCACAACCCAGTTCCAGTATGCCTGTGTATTAAATCCAACTTCTTGCATCTTCTGGTTACTGGCTCGCATCCATGCAGGTACTTCTTTTTCAAAAAACTCAATGTAATTCATTCAGCACCTCTACTTTGATATATATACCAACTTGATCAGACCAAAACTTCTCGACAATCTCACTGGCTACTTGGGCATCATCTTCCCAAAATCCAACTGCAGACATACAGTCCTTTAACAACTTCTGTAGATTATCTGTATCTGGTTTAGTCGTCTTATACTGGCCATGCTGCGATTTCTTCGTCCGAGGAAATAACCATTTGACGGTCAGACGAATTGGACCCTGCAGCTTATCTGGAGGTACATGCCTTGCCAGTAATGCCTCGTACTTAGCCCTGGCATCTGCCAACTTTTCTGGCTCGTAGAATTGCGGCTTACCGTTGACCACTCTAACCTGTTTTTGCTGATGTGTCACAGTCGGTATTTTTTTCATCGGCAGGAAAAATTCAATCATAGGATACTCTCATATTTCACAAATGTGATAATAGATTTTCCGACAGGGATAAATTGGATATCTATACATTCCAATCCATCCTCTTGTAAATCATTTACAAAACCATTGACTTCATTTTTTAATACTTCCAAATTGATGTCATTTACATCACTTTTAAAATATTCAATTTGCATTTTTATTTTACCACCTTTTCTCTCCATATATTTTTTTGTTTCGTTTTTTGTGCGCTTTGTCAAAGATGAGATAAAGGATAAAGGGGCAGGACTTACAGCCCCTTTTCCTTTTCTCTTTGACTTTCACACATGCGAATCCAAAACACTCCCCAAACTTGGGGTTATCCCCATGTTTTTCGGCAGTTTTATAAGAAAAAGTTAAGAAAACTGCTTTTTTGCAATCGAACGAAAAAGATAAACAAAATTGCTTTTTTGTAATCGAAAAAGCTAAGTTTTTTTCGTAGTTTTCGCTTATAATTTTCGTAGTTTTCGCAATCACTTAATTTTAAATACCTTTCCATTTTTTAAAACGAAATCCCCATGTTCATTGATGTAGTTTTCAACAGTACGTTCTTTGACACCAAGATATTCAGCTATTGCCTTCTTTGTGATAGGCTCATCTGGACTAAAACTTTGTTGAGCTTCAAATGCTTCTTCTAACTTTGCTTTTCTTTCCTCAGCATTCTGTTCTGTTGACTTTCGTCCGCTTCTTGCCTTGGCGGCTTTAGCATAATTGTTGGCTTCTTCCAACTGAATATCCGCCAGCACACCAGATGTATCTACGTTATGCACTGGATAGCTAAACCACATATTGACTGGCTTAAACTTGGCAAACTCCCGCAGCGTACCTTCCACACGCCACGCAGTAGAAATTTCAACAGCGTGCACCACCTTGGTAATCTCGTCTGTATAGACCTTGCGGACTAAAACATCCTTGATAGCTTTTTCAAAGTGATCCCGCATTTGCGCCCTACTTTCTAAGTCGTCCAAGCTGACATACTGTTGGTAGTAGTCCAAAGCGCGCTCCTGCAGGGCTCTTTGGTAAATACTGCAGCTAGCTTTGTCAGACCGCATTTTAATCAAGTCATCCGTCAGTTCTAGCTCCACCAAGTCAATCAGTGCATCTGGATCACGAGCAAACACTCCTGAACCAGAAGCCCTGTCCATGGATTTCTTACCACCTTGGCTACCTTTAGAATGGTGGTGGCAGTAAATTACGCTACAACCAAGCTCGGTCGCTACCTTGTCAAATTGATTGGTAAAGTGTGCCATTTGATCTGCACTATTTTCGTCGCCCGTCAAGACCTTGTAAATTGGGTCGATGATGACAGCTATGTAGTCCTTTTTCAAGGCCCTACGGATGAGCTTGGGTGCTAGCTTGTCCATTGGAACGGTCTTACCACGTAAGTTCCAGATGTCAATGTTTTGGATATTGTTAGCTGGCACATCCATAGCCGTATAGACATCCTTAAAGCGATGCAAGGCTGACGGTCTATCCAGTTCCAGATTGACATAAAGGACCTTACCCTTAGTACATTCCCAACCAAGCCACTTGATCCCCTCTGCGATAGCGATTGAGAGCTCAATCAAGGCAAACGACTTCCCGGCCTTAGACGGACCTGCCATGAGTAACTTGTGCCCCTGTCTGAGCACGCCTTTGATGAGTTCTGGTGCTAACTCTGGCATATTCTCCCAAGAGTCTGCAAGTCCTTCTGGATCTGGCAAATCATCATTCAAATCCTCAATCCATTGGTACCATTCTTCGTAGTTGGTCTTACCGATGTTAGTATCAATCAAAAACTGCTTCTTGCCGTTTCGCATGATACCAGGCATCCGAGATAATCGACTGGGGTTACGGTTTTGGGTATCAATGTCCAGTCCGTTCTTCTTGCATATTTGATAGATATAATCTACACGCTTGCGGTATTCTTGGTAATCTCTAGCATCTACCTTGACGATAGCATGTAGGGACTTCTTCCCGCTGTGGACCAAAGCAGCAATCGGCAATTCCAGCTCTTTAAACAGAGCGTACTGCTTACCTAATTCCATACTGTCGGATTCAACCAAGGCATAGCGGAAGTCTGTCACGTTATCATTCTTAACACCTTTCCCATCCAATGGGTTGAAACGAATCCATGCCCCTGCTTCTTCCTTGTAGTCACCAAAGACCGCTCCGATGTCGCCGTTACAGGCTTGTAGAAGTTGAATCAACTCTCCAGCTGTCCTGTCATAAGCTCCTTTTGTAGGCTTGTATATCGCTCCGTTATCTGTTTCGATTGGATAAGTCTCTGTGACATATCCAACGCGGTCGGTTGATTCAAACAGTGTGTCAATGTATGTGATTAACTCTTGAACCGGTGCCCAGTTGAGAGGCTCGCGAATCTCTTTTGATTCCACCCAGTTCTTATCAACAATCTTATAATCACGGTCGATTGTGTCATTCCACCCCAATTCATGGGCATCATCGGTCATTTTAAATTCAGACACCCAGCCATTATCTTTGGCCATTTGGGTGATAGTTGCCCCAGTTACTGCACCAAGACTACCACCTTGGAATGTATCCCACTTTTTGAAACATTCACCACGCTTATATCTAACTGGGTCTTTTTGCGACCACACATCCCAATCCATTGCTGTGTAGCCCTCTTGCTTGAGAGCCATCCCTACATTAACCCAGTCTTGATATGACAGAGTGGCTGGGTTAATGTAATCAAGCAATGGGATGAGGTCAAATTCTCTTTCTGTCATTTATTCCTCTTCCTCTCAATTATTCAATTATTTCTTTCTGCTCTGATACCTGCGATTCTTCCCATAACAAAGACTTGTGCAATAGCATCAATGAGTGATTTTCCTTGTTCCATTGCATGATTTGCCATACAATACAAATCATGTTTTTCCTGTAGTGTTAGGTCGTGAAATTCTGAGACCCTATACTCGTCTCGATAACAATCAGCAAAGTTCATTGATTGATACTGTTCGACTTCTTCGTAAATTGACATAATAGAATACTCCTTTGAATTGAGAGTACACAAAAAGCGTACTCGTTTTTTTCGTTCACAAAAAGTGTTCACAAAATAGAGTACGCATGGTATAATATTTACGTGCCTACTTTGTGGGTGCTGGGACTTGTTACACTATCGCTTTGGTCGGTTGAGAGTGTAGCAGGTCTTCTTTTTATTTTGTAAGATTTTCAAAGGCTTTTCTCAAAGTCTCTGGTTTAGTCAAGTTATTTTCTTCAGCATATTTATTTAATTTGCTGTCCAACTCCTCGCTAATCCTCACAGTCAATTTAACTGTATTTGAGTTAACGCCTTTTGGTCGTCCTACTTTTTTAGGTTTGTCGCTCACTGAGTTCATCACTCCTTTCATGTCGACATAAATATTATAATTTATGTCGTCTATAATTGTCAACCCCTAAATCAATTATTTTGCGTACTCTATTCAATTTTCAAAGGACATCTACGGTTGATATTCTTCTGGGACGATGCCATTTGGCATTCTCCAACCATTGGCCGAGATACGGTCTATCATATTACTAGCCGCTTCAAACGACCACATACCGACACTCTTAAATCCACGTTGCTCCAAAAATCTAATCTGTTTCGGTGTGGTAAGCCCAGCATCTCGTCTTTTGTTAAGTCTATCCAACAACTTACTTGCTTTACCAAAGTTGCCAATCTCATCTGTGAAGATGCCGAATTTCTCCAATGCTTGTAATTGTTTCTCAGTCGGCGGTGTCATATCTATTCCGAATTCTGGTACATAGTCCACCAAATCTTCTGCATGGATTGACATCTCAAATTGCAACGGATCTACTAGCTTACGTTTGCGTTTTCTCATCTCCTCCAGCTGTTTAGCGAGTGCTTCTTCACGCTGAGCCACTACATCTTCTGCAGATTTGACTTCCAGCTCTTCGATGTCAAAGAGGGCTCCAGCTTCTTCTTCCATGTTCTCAACCATCTTCTTGGCTACTTCTTCTGTGCCTGCGATGAGATGAGCAGGACGGCAAAGCTCGTGCCTCTCTGTGTGCCACAGGAAGTCTAGCAATAATAGATTTTCTTTACCTGGGAATAAGCGAGTGCCACGCCCTACCATTTGGCTATACAGAGCCCGCACTTTAGTCGGTCTAAGCACGACTACGCAATCAACTGACGGGCAGTCCCAACCTTCTGTTAGGAGCATAGAATTACACAGTACATTGTACTTATCCTTGTCAAAGTCTTCCAAGACTTCTGCACGGTCCTTGGATTCTCCATTGACTTCGGCAGCTCGAAAACCTTTGGCATTTAAGATGTCACGGAACTTCTGAGAGGTCTTTACCAATGGCAAGAATACTACAGTCTTACGGTCCGCACATTGCTTGACCATTTCGTCAGCTATCTGCTCAAGGTATGGATCTAATGCAGTTCCAAGGTCGCTCGCCTTGAAATCTCCCGACTGCATAGACACACTTGATAGGTCCAAGGTCAAGGGAATCGTTACGGCAGTAATCTTGGATAGATAGCCGGATTTGATAGCTTGTACCAAGGAATACTCATAAGCCAAACTGTCAAAATATTGCCCTAGATTTCGCTTATCGCCTCGGTCTGGTGTAGCAGTCACGCCAAGGACATTGCTGTCGTCAAAGTGCTGTAATACACGCTGGTAGCCGTCTGAGATAGCATGGTGGGCTTCATCGATGATAATGGTGTCAAAATAATTCGGCGGAAATTGACTCAACCGCTTCTCGCGTTGCAAGGTCTGTACCGACCCGACTACAACCCGAAACCATGATCCGATAGAGGTACTTTCTGCTTTTTCTAAGGCTGTGCCCAGCCCAGTAGCAGTCATTAACTTATCAGAGGCTTGTTCCAGCAATTCTGACCTATGAGCAAGGACGAGCACACGCTCGCCCATTCGCACACGGTCTTCGATGATTTTGGAAAAGACAATCGTTTTGCCACATCCTGTTGGCAGAACCAATAATGTCCGCTTGCGACCTGATTGCCATTCCTGCTGGACTGCACCACGAGCCTCCTCTTGATAATCTCGTAGTTGCATCTATCCCCCCTAGAATCCTGCAAAGCCACCTTGAGCTGGTTGGGTTGGCTGTGTTGGTTGTTGATAAGTAGGCTGTTGTGGCTGAGCAGCATTTAGCACTTTAGACCAATCCACTTCATCAGCGTAAATCATGGATTTGATGTTATCGTATTCACGGTCAGCATATTGCCCTGTTCCTTTTCGTTTGTTAACGCTACAAACACCTTTTGCACCAATAACGTTCCAGTTCATGCGCAATGGCTCGCCATGTTTCTTCTGGCCAATCGCCCCGAAGAATGCTGACAACATTCCTTCTGTAGAGGTATGTAGGAACAGATTGTGCTTCAATTGAGCAGTACCTTCTGCAGTTTCAATCTCAATGGATACAACTGCTTTGTTGCACGCAGGTAGCTTCCCTGGGTTTTGAGGATTAGGTGTGTGACGTGTTCGTTCGATACCTGTTACTGTAAATTGATAGTCACCTGGAGTAAGCGTGACGAACCCGCCACCATCTTGGGTAATCTCATCTTCCCATCCAAGTTCACGTTCTGGTTGATTGTATTGTTGTGTCATTCTGATATTCTCCTTTGATTAAGCTAAAATTGTGATGTTGTCTTGTTCGCCTAACTTGGACTTCAAGTAGTCGGCAATGTTGTTGATGGCATCCAGTTTCCACTTGCCTCCATCAGCTTCAAACAAGGCCATATAACCTGCTTTGTTGATACGGTAGATGAACTGGCTAGCAGGCTGTTCAACTTCAGCAAATGTCCGATATGGTCGCAAAATGACAGGGTTTGGCGCTTTTGCTTGACCAAGGCTAGCTACACCCGTCTTGATAGTTGCAGTTTGACTCACACCGTTATCGACAATTTCTGTACCATTGTCAATCTTTAAGGCACTAGCAAATTCAAGCACTGTGCCACGGTCTTCTGCATCTGCAAATTTAGATTGCAACATGATATTAAAGTCAGATGCTTCTTCATACTGGCCAAAACGAATATCTGGTGTCATTGATTTAACTTCGACCAATCTCGCACGATTTGCGTCTTTATCCAGCTCTTCGTAAACAATTACTTCTTTTGGACTTTCGACAACAACCAATACGCGCTTGTTTCCTAGCTGATCCAAATCAGTCTTCAAATAATCTACTAGACTGTCTAATGTATTGAGATAAAGTCGAGGCGGAATTAGTCTAGTATCTAGCTCTTTCAAATAGTGTACATTTTCGTCATAGTAGAGCTTGCCATTGCTTGCTGCAATAATTTTTTCTTCTTTGTTTGCCAACTTTACCGCATATTCCAATGCTTCTTTTATATTTTCTGTCATCTTAGTTACCTACTTTCTTCTTGTTAAAATCAATCACTTCAGCGTTGATACCTTTTTCAATTTCTTCTACTGGTTGCCCAATGTCTGTGCGAAGCTGTGCCTTGTCGTCAAAATACATTTGACCTGGCATGTTACTCCTGAGCTCATTGGCATAAGTCTTACCGTCTTTCTTGCCGACAAGCACAGTAGTCGCAACGCCAGTCTGTGGTGCAAGCGTGGACTTAACATCCATGCTTGTGCTGACCACTTCGCGACTATCATCAGCCTTCATGGTTAGCGTGATGACTAGCTTACGAGCAACCTTGCTATCAGTATTTGGATCAAGGATATTGTCGAAAACCTTCTCCAATTCCTTGTCAACCTTTTCCTGCAATCCGCCCTCGCCGAGAGCAGATAAGTCCAATTTAATTGTTTTGTCCATTTAGCTTTAACCTCGCTATCATTTCTAAGATCCAAAACGGTCTAAATCTAGTTACCTTCGACTGTAAAGGGCATCTCTGGATTAGCCCGCACCTTGGTGTTGATAACGTTCAGCACTTTATCCCAGACAGTCACCATGTACTCCCAGTAGCCTGCATCAATCGCTTCAACCTGTGTCCCCAGCGGATAGATACCGTTGACATAGGTAGCTTGCAAGACCTCGTCCTGCGTGACCTTACTACCAATCATCAAATCACGCAGACTTTGTGGGATTAGCGGACTGATGTCCGATATCGGTGCTGGCTGAGTTGATTGTGCAGGTACCGCTTCTTGAACCTGTTCTTGCACTGCGTGTGCGGGTTCATGTACGGGTTGTTCTTGTACTGATGTTGGTTGGGCTTGCGTTTGTGTCGCAAAGATGTGCGCAATACCAGCAAAGTCCATAGGCAATTCTTCTGGCAAGTTATGACGGTTCTTGGCATCCCAGCTTGGTGAATGAGTGGTTTGCATGACACGCTGACCACCTTGTGCCTTCTGCTTCTTGGTCTTGTCATCTGTGATGATGTAGGTCTTGTAGTTAAGGAATAGGACCATATCAGCCCATTCTTTGACCTTGGCAGATACGTTGGTTTCCGTCTTCTTGTTGCTCAATTTGAGCTCGTAACGGTCATAGCCACCTAATTCATCCGGCTTGGTAAATTTTTTGACTTGGGCATGTGCGGTTAGCACTACGTTGATACCGAGTTCGACAAGCTCCTGCAGTCGGTCAAGTAATCGACCAATCTCTTCGATGAGATAGGTATACCCTGCACCCCAGCCAAAGTCCTCAATACCACTTTTACCGTGTTGGGCACATATGTATTGCAAGGCCAAAGCCTCTGCCCAGTCAATCGTGTCAATGACCAAGGTCTGACAGATTGTCGGGTTAGCCTTGACAAATGCGATGTGATTCATGAGCATGGTCCAGCTTGTCGGCTTGTCAGCCCGTGCCACATCCATGTTGTCTGTTGAGCCTTCCGTGTCAATAAAGAGCGGATTGGGAAATTGAGCCGCTAGACTAGACTTGCCAATCCCCTCTGGACCATAGATGACAACACGTTGGGCCCGTGCCCGTTTACCTTTTGTAATTTGCATATGTTAATTCCTTTCGTTAATATTTTTATTAAGTGCTATAGATTCAAGTTTTATTTTAGCTAGATTACTGATAGCTTCCACACTATCCCGATAATTTGGATCTACCCATTTTGTAGCATTATCTAGTCGTTTAATGGCTTCAATCCAAGTCTGTGATTCATTGGAAGTCATAACAACAATTTCATTTGATAAATCCCGAATCTTTTGCACAAGTAATTTTTGAATAGGGTCACTTTTTGAATTTTGAATTTCTTGTTTTATACGCCGTTGTTCATGTTCTGGTAGCATCGTTTTTCCTTTCTAAAATCCACCTTCCCAAGAAGGTTTGGTAGTTGTATTTTTATGAGATTCATGGTTTGGATTTTCTTCGGAATATCCATCGGTGATTATTATCGAACACTCATCGCCAGTTGATACTCGTGTCGCAATAGCTTGTAGACCTTCACGTTTTAGCCATTCGCCAAACTCCTTCAGCGTGACTTGGTCCATCTGCTCCAGTTTGTCGATGAGCACAAAGCCACATTCTGGCTTGAGTTTACGTACAATAGCAGTGGCAACTTGCAGTTGTTGGCTACCACTCATGTTATCCCAGCGCTGACCAAGATATAGCAATTCACCATCATCTACAGATAGACCTTCTAATGGCAAGTCTGCGTTGGTCAGCAGGTCACGTTTTTGCTTGCGAACATCTTCGATTTCAACCGACAAGGCATTGTATTGCTGACGAATTTCCTTAGCATCTTCCTCGGCTTTTTCTTTATCAAGATTTGCTCGAACCTTGCGGTTAATATCATCAATCTGCTGGATATTCGCTTCAATTTCAGCAGTTGATTCATCGTGTAGCTCAATCGCATCTTTTTGCGCGATAGCCAAGTCCTGCTTGAACTTATCTCGTTCATCAATCGCTTTGGCCAGTTCCTGTTTCAATCGATCTACAGCAGACTCAGCGTTTTCATATTGCATTTTGATAGTGGTCACATTTTGACGCTTGCGGGCATTCTCACCATTCTTGGCTAAGATTGCTTGTTGTTGTTGGATAAGCTCTGCAATGCTGACTAGCTCTTTAGGAGCTTCTGGATAGAATTCCTGCTCCTTAGCAAATTTCTCCTTCTGATCAGCAATCACACCGATAGCATGACGATTGTTGTAGAGTTCCTTCTCTTTCAACTCCAACTCTGCCAGTTGGTTGCCAACACCGATAATCTGCAAAAGCGTTTCAGCTTTCTCTTTTGGTGTGCTGTCCATAAACTTAGGAAGGTTGATAGCGAGTTCTTCCACAAAGCTATCCAGCAGCTGCTGACCGCCTTTCTGGCCATTAGGATCAATGACCTTTAGGCTGGCATTCTTCCCCTTTCGCTCAACAATCAAGCCATTAGACATCACGATTTTAAGTGTCGGTGGTACTTGTGAGCCCTCGCGCTGAGCCTGGCTAGGCTTGTACTTATTACCACCCAGAGCCCAAGCAATTGCATCTAGCACACTTGTCTTGCCCTGATTATTATTCCCGCCGACGATTGTCAGACCTGTTGCAGACGGCTCAATTTTTACCGCCTTGATACGCTTGACATTTTCGATTTCAAGCCTATTGATTGTCACTGTCATAATTTCCTCCAATAATTAATCGACTTTCTTTGACGACTTTTTCTGTGCTGACAACTTCAGCGTGATTCAATGCATACAGTAATAACGATGTTGATACTGTTGCGATAGTCAAATCACATTCGTTGGCAATTTCTACGATTTGGTCGTAGGCTTCCTTGCTGCAACGTACATGATGATAAGTTGTTTTAGCTTCTTTTTTTACTTCCATTTTCATACCTTTCAATTGTTCTTCTCAACCGTTCATTTTCATCCCTCAATCGCTGATTTTCGATGCGGTAATCGTTCCGCTGTTCAGCGATTTCACGGACCATGTCATGCAATATTTGGTTTTCCTGCTCTAGTGAATAGAGCGGTCGAGGAATAGCAGGTTTTTCTTGTTTGAAAAAATTAGCCAACCATTTCTGCATATCTTTTCCACTCCTTATCTACCTGCTGAGCATTTCTATTTAGCCCGTTACGAGCTTTTTCGATATCGCAGGTCCTCTGATACCCCATACCTGCCTTAAAGCCGTACAGGTAATCTCTGCGACGAATTTCTTCGAACTCTTCACGCATCCGTTGTCTTTCCAGTTTCCGCTGTTCCACAATGCCTGCTGCCAACACGGGCAGGGCGAAAATTGATAATGATAATAATGCTTCTGTCATAAGTTATTTCCTCGTTTCAGACCTTGTCCAGATTGGTCTTTTAGTCTTTTTCGCTAAGCCAAATTTTAATAGCTCTTTTCTTCCATTTTGTTCCCTCTTGTTCTTTAGGGAAATTCGGTAATTTTCTGTATTTATCAAAGACGGTCCCGTCTACCTTTAGAAATCTGATGCAATCCTTTCGGTTCATCATTTCTGGGAAACCATCGTCGTTGTCCTTTTCTAGTAAAATCTCGTTTACAACATCTCTTATTATCGATTTTATCCAGTCGGACAAGTCAACAAATATCTTGTCCATAATAGGCCTCCTATGTTATAATTCTGTTAGATATTTTGGTGAGCTCCTGACTTCGTCAAGGGCTTTTTTGTTACCTCCCATGCTATAATAAAGCTGAGAGGAGGTGATTATATGAAACAGTACATCTTAGACGCTTTAAGTGAGAGTCATCATGTCGTGCTATATTTCGGAAATGACGACAAAAGGACATTCACTAAACTTCTAAATAGTTACCCTAACAATGCTGATTTGATTGAGTTGTGTCAAGATAATTACGGAGCTTATCTCGTCAATCTCAATCATGTTCGGTATGTTAAAGTCCAAAAAGCTATTAGATAATTAACAAAACAATTTGTAATAGCTATTGATCAACTCTGCGACTGCTTGAATTGTCGCAGGGTCTTTTTTATCGGCTTCCTTCATAACATCCATGCAAAATTCCACAGATGCTTTTTTAAAACCGTGATAAAGTTCTTCGTTCATCCCTTTCTCCTTTCTAGTTTGGTTGCTCTCTTTCCGTGATATAATAAATACGGAAAGGAGGTGAAGTTATGAATGTGAAATATTTCATTTCTGCAAACTTGAAAGAAAAGCAGGTCACTCTTATTTTTTCAAGTGGTACAGAACTAACATTCGTTAAAGAGAATATTGATAGTAATTTTAAGTACGATAACTCTTTTATTGAACTCATTGAAAAAGATACCAACTACAATCACTTAATCAATCTCGATTCAGTAATAGCCGTACGCGTCATTGATTAGCTCGTAGCCTATCAATGTAGTCAGCATAAGTCTCATGAGGAAATTTTCGCCTATCTTCCTCATATTCATCGCCTATCGCTACTGTGGTAGGCTTTTCTAATGCATCAGCAATCCGTGTCAATTGTTTCAAAATCTCATTAGCAAAATACAATTGGTCCTCGTTCATCCCCTCCTCCTTTCCATAAATAGCAGAGCTGGTAAGTTTGTTACCTAATTTTTTGGTATAATTAAAATAAAAATGTGAGGTAAAATCATGGCGCCGCAAATTGAAACGACTCCACTCTGGCAAACACTTGATTTCTGGAATTTTGTCATTGCTGTTCTAGCACTTCTAGCTGCCTTTTATAGCATCTGGTACACCAGACAACGAGATAAGACAAAACTTGAAATTGTGAATACTTGGTATGAAAAGCCAGATGGGAATCCCTATTTTGTAGGGTTCAAGATTTTCAATAATTCTTCAACAGCTGTGAAGATAACCAACCTGACCCTGCTGCACCTCGATGGTAAAACTGTCGAAATTATCAAGGATTACAAGTACAAACCACTCTACAGAATTAACCTGCTTGGCTCAGATTATCGTTTTGACCCTTTTCACGAGTCCAAAGTGTTCGACCGAGAAGAAATCATCCCAGCAAATGCAGAAACTTCTTTCAAGTACTACCTCAATTCGTTTTCTACAGATATGAAAATCAAAGTCACCGCTGACTGTCCAATTTATAGATGGTCAAAAACGAAAACTTTTTCAGTCCATTTTGTTAAGACGGATTAGAATTGTAATATTCATAATCATATGTGCAATTAGTAAAATAAATGTTGCTAGTTGCATTTTTTGTTCTCCTTTCTAGTTTGGTTGGTTTACGAAATTTTCGTATTTTTTACCTAAAAAAATATCATCAAATTTTACATTGAAATAATCCATGTATTTTTTTAGAAGCTGGTAGCCGATATCTGAGCTATCTTTTTCTAATCTTGCAATAGTTTGACTTGAAACTTCAAATTTTTCAGCAAGTTCAAGCTGTGTCAATCCTTTGTTAATTCTCATTGCTTCTAAAGTCCATTGCAATACCCCTCACCCCTTTCTAAATGTGATATAATATAATAAAAACGATTGGAGAAAAATTATGTTATACTACATCATCTTACTTGCTGTTATTTCGCTATTCGCTTGGATAGAATACGATACTAAGAAATCGGATTACAAGCAAGCAAAACTGTTAAATGAACAATTCGACGAATGGATAAAGTCTGATGCAACATCTCAAAAACCGAGCAATGCGATTTTTGCTGAATTATACAAAAAACGCTACGGCAAAGAGGTCCACCCTCAGAACATCGTCCAACACAACGGATACGTCATTTCAACAAACAAAGTAGATGTAGTCGGAAGTTTTCCAAATCGGAACAGACAGATATTAGCTCCTCAGATTATTCTACTAAATAACTTGGAAGCATATTATGAAGCTGAATACTACAAGATAAAATCAGTAAAAGCGATGACGCTCTATATTATTTCGTTACCACTTCAACTCTTGAAATATATCGGAATAGATGATGCTAAAACTTCCAGTAGGTTATTTCAGCTTCTTATTTGGATTATCGGGCTATTCTTGCCTCCCTTGAAAGAGTTACTTATCTCTTTTCTTAAGTTTCTCATGAGTTCTAAATGAACAAAAATCGTCAAGCCACTCCAAACTACCTATGATAAGCATAACAAACATAATAGACTTCAGTATAAACCAAAACCAACCCTGTAGAAAAATATGTACAGCCAATAGAATGACCGCCCATATTATCAACCCTGCTAACTCTTCAGCAAGTTGTTCTATAGATTCTGCCATCTTCTTTACTCCTACCTTACTTCTTCCTCCGCTTCACAATCTGCCGTATCACAAACGACAGAACCAACAAACCAGCTAACCAATAGATCATTGCATTCTTTGGCAAATGGTGGTATACTTCAAATAAGAGGTTGGGGTTTTCGCCCCTTGCTCTTACTTTTTGTTTTGTAAGTTCCGCTTGTGCTCAAGCACTTGTTTGTGCCATAAGCGAGCTTCTCTTACTAAGCCTAGAATGATAATCGGGATTGTTAAGTCGTTATCAGCTAGGCTTTTTAGTATGTCCACCATTTGCTTTTCCTCCTGTTTTGATTCGGTCATTTCCCTGACCTTGATTAAATTATAATACGAAATTTTCGTATTGTCAACCCTAAATATCAAAAAAATAAGTTTTTTTCGTATTTTTGTTTGATAAGCTATCAAAAATGATATATAATACGATTATAAAACGATAGAGAGGTAATGGATATGGACGAAAAAAAGCGGATGCAAGTTATCGCTGAAAATATTACCTATTACAGAAAACAACGTGGCATCACTCAAAAAGAGCTTGCTAAGGAAGTCGGTATTACTCCGAGCACTATGACCGACTATATGAAATTAAGAAGTGCTCCTTCTTTCGGAGTGATACAGAAATTAGCAGATTTTTTTGGAATAAAAAAATCAGATATAGATACAACATTTAAAGAAGAAAAATCCACAATCCCATCCACCTCCATCCCTTTTCCCAACTTCGACCCACGTAAGACTATTCTGCTATCTAACTATGACAAGCTAAACGACACACGCAAGAATAAGCTCCTAGTGACCTCTGAGACACTTCTAGCCGAGGAGCAAGGGAAAATCATTGACATATCAGAAAAACGTGCAGAATACGACGCCAGAAAGCGTATCAGCCTACCCGTACCAGGCAAGGTATCCGCAGGTACAGGCTACTGGCAAGAAGACGACTACGACACCATGGTTGACTTCTACGCAGACGACATCCCGGACGAAAGCAAGTACGACACCGTCGCAGTTGTCGTTGGCCACTCCATGGAACCCAAAATCAAAAACGGCGACTTCCTCTTTATCAAACTCAAGGACCAGGTAGATCTAAACAAAATCGGAATTTTCCAAGTCGATGGCGAAAACTACGTCAAGAAACTAAAAAGCGACCATCTACAGTCACTGAACCCAGACTATGACAACATCCCCTTCACCGAAGACATGCGCACCATCGGCGAGGTTGTGGAGGTGTATAGGGGATAGGAGGAAACATGGAACAATCAAAAATTTATAGAACCAAAGAAAAATTCGATAGCATAGTCAATCAAACCGAAAATGAATTCATTGATTACTGGTACGCCCGTGACCTTATGCCCCTACTTGGTTACGAACGTTGGGAGAATTTTCATAAAGCTATCCAAAGAGCGATGAACTCCGTAGAAACCAGTGACACCAAGGTGTCAGACCATTTTCGTGAGGTCACGAAAATGGTTCCTTTAGGCAGTGGTTCTGAACGCCCCGTTAAAGACTATATGCTTACTCGTTACGCTTGTTACCTTATTGCCATAAACGGAGACACTAACAAAGAAGAGATTGCCTTTGCTCAATCCTATTTTGCAGTCCAGACCAGAAAGCAAGAATTGATTGAGGAACGACTCCACTATATTGAACGCACAGAAGCTCGAGGGAAACTTAAAGAATCTGAAAAACGCCTATCACAAAACATCTATGAAAGAGGTGTTGACGACAAAGGATTTGGACGTATTCGGTCAAAGGGCGACATGGCACTATTTGGAGGACATAGCACACAGGAAATGAAAGAACGTCTTGGTGTCAAAAGCAACCGTCCACTAGCTGACTTCTTACCAACTCTGACCATCGCAGCAAAAAATCTAGCGACCGAGATGACAAATTACAATGTTGAAGAAAACAACCTCCATGGCGAAAAATCCATCACAGATGAACACGTTTTGAATAATACAACTATCCGAAACATGCTTGGACAACGTGGTATCAAACCAGAAGAACTCCCTCCAGCAGAAGACTTGAAAAAGTTAGAACGCAAAGTAAAACAACAAAACAAAAAAATTATCAAAGAAGCAGGGAAATTACCTTAAACAAAAAAACACACTCAGAACCATTGGCGAAGATAGGATACTCAAAAAGAACCCCTTAGACCCTGTAGGAAAGATAAAAGTATCACCAGAAACTCTTGACGCCATCAACGCAAAAGTTAAAGAATTGTATTTCTAACCAAAATACTTTACAAAAATCAAAAAAAAGTATAAAATATGACTGTATTAGAGGTAAAGCCTCATAAAGTTTACATTCGGGATTTAGTCCCATACCGTACGGCAGTCATGTTTTTCATGGCTGCTTTTTTGCTATTTTACAAAAAAACAAAAAAATCCCCACACTTCTAACCGACCAAAGCCGAAGTGTAGGGTAGTTCAATAAGCAAAGACCAGCTATTCAGCAGGACCTTTTGCACACTCTAATTATATCACTTTAAGGAGGTGATGCCAATATCCTTTCGAAAAAACCTTGTCCAGATTGGTCTTACAGAAAAGGAAAAGAGAATGAAATATACAAAAACAAAATACCCAAATATTTTTACTTACGAAACCCAAAAAGGATTGCGTTACTATGTCCGCAGAGGATACTTTGTTAATGGCGACAAGAAAGAATTTACCAAGAGCGGACTACGAAGTTTGAAGGACGCCCAGAGAATTCTAAGGGATATTGAAGAAAGAATTTATCATGATGAAATGGATGTCAACCTAGAACTGACTTTAAATGAATACTGGGAAATCTACTCAGCAAAGAAAGAAAAAACAGGTCAATGGAATGATACATCCATCTACACTAACGCAGGCATTTATCGTACCATGATAAAAGAAAAGTGGGGAAGCCTCCCGCTTAAAAAAATAAATCGCAACGATTATGAAGAACATCTGGCAGAAATGCTTGGCCAGTACCGCAGGAATAGTGTGCTTACCAGTAATCGACTTTTGAATTCCATTTTAAACGATGCTGTCAAAAATGGAAATCTTAGACAAAATAAATTGTCTGGTATTTATCTTGGGGAATCAGAGTTAGAACCCCTTAATAAAGAGTTAAAAATCGATGATTTTCAAACGTGGATAAAAACCGCAGAAGAATTACTATCGACCACACATTTTGCATTTGTCTACCTGACTATTTTTGGACTTAGACGCGGGGAAGTCTGTGGTATCAGGTTCATGGACGTTACTTTTGATTCGAATAATCGAGCAGTCTTAAATATAAGAGACTCTCGTTCCAACAGGACAAAAGATGGTGCTGGAAGAACAAAAACAGAAAGTTCTGTGCGTTACGTCGTTTTAAATGACAGAGGCAGTGAGCTGTTGTTGCAGATTATGGAAACAGCAAAACAAGTCAAAAAGAAAGCAGACGTCATTGTTGAGCAGGAAAAGGATTACCTGAGCATCCGAATAAAGAATAATAAATACTATTTGGAAAGACCTGCTTTTTTAAACAAAATTTTTAAACGAGTAAGTGAGGAATGTGGTATCTATATCACTCCACACATTATGCGTCACTTCTTTACCACTCAATCGCTCATTGCTGGAGCTAGACCAGAAGATGTCATGCACTTCTTGGGACACGCAAGCCTTCAAACAACCAAACAATATACTCACATCAAAGAAGAACGAGCACATAATGTTACCGATCTATTTGACAAGAAAGTTCTATAA